TCAACTGCCACTCATATGCTTTGTTGTGTGCCTCAGCTGGTGTGCCAGGCCATGTAATAAGTGACCAAGATGTTTTTAAATCAATCACTGTGTCCTCAGTTAGGATATCACATTCCCCGGATAGCTGTACATAGTCAATCCTGCCATAGTGTTTGGTGTAATCTGTGAGCCTAACCTTGTTTAGTAGGTCAATACTATCCTGCTCATGTGTGATACCCTTCTCAATGTATTTTGAATTAATCTGATTCTTGTATTCAAATATCTCCTGTTTTACATTGGACCTAATTACCGCCTTAGCTGTCTCGCTCAGCTCCTCTGATTTGTTTCTGGGTGATGTCATAATATCACCCAATTGGTGGGCTCTAATCTTCATACTGCCTCAATTAGTTTAATTTGCACCTCATTCAGCTCATAATTGGCCTTGAATTTCTCAATGTTCCATTTAGCTGTACCATCTGCCAATGATTGCACAAACCTCTTCACCAGGTCATCAGATGCTGCTGGCTTTTTTGCCATCTCCTTTGTTGCACTCTGTGCATCATCATCATCTGTGGTTGAAATTGAGAGCAGGCTGCTCAATGTGTACCTACGGAAATAACTAATGGCACTACCCAACTTTTGTGGATCCGTGATGTTAGGCAGGTCAATACATGACTCCACTAAATCACCACTATCAACATCAATGAGCTGGGTGACCACCTTGTTCTCTCTGATTGGCTGCATCAATATCAACCCATAATCAAAGAGGATAGGCTCTACCGTATCCAGAATGTTGTTCAAATCGGCATACTTAGAATGATGGCTCTGAGCATTCCTGTACACCTTACCAATCTGCCTCTTGGCATCCCATACCTTGCGATACAAGGAAGCCTGTACTTGTTCTTTCTTCATATTTACTGCTTATTTGTTTACAAATGTAATAAAACTATTTCATTTCTGCAATGAAATTATCATACCATTCAATGAATCCATCCACATCTCTTGCGATAATGTAGGTACCTCCAGCCTGCTCAATTGATTCCTGGTATTTTTTCTGTGCATCTGACTGCCTGTCTTTGCCATATTTCACCTCAATCTTGATGGACCGGCCTGCAATCGTAGCAGATATATCAGCACTCCCCTTGGTGCCTGTGGTGGGAATGTACTTCCCCTTGCCAATGGTGCGCTCTCTGCCATCAAAATCTGTGTACTTTTTAGGGCCTACAAATCTACCCATAGTATTGATTCGCTCAGCCTGGTATCCATTGAGCTGAATAAATCGGATAATAGTCTTTGTTAGCTCATTTGCATTGGTCTCCTTAAATGCACTATGTGCCAGGCAATGCAATGGCACGCTGGGGAATTTAATTTTCAGCTCCTGCAACTCCAGCTGCTTTAGCCTTTCTCTTGTTTGCTTGTTCATATCAAAATAGTGTTAATTGTGAAACATGGTTTTTAATTCTTTCTATCGCTTTTTCGTAGTATTCAGCATCCAACTCGCACGCTGTTAATTCAAATCCGTAATCATGACAAGCTATTGCTATTGAGCCACTACCTAAATGCGTGTCCAGTATTTTGTATCCTTGCTTTGCGTAATTATCTAAAATATATTTATATAAATAAATGGGTTTTTGTGTTGGGTGTATTTTTTCTGTTTGATTATGCACGTGTATAGAATGCTCACAAATTTTTGCTGGAGTTTTTAAACCCATACTAACCCAAGCATATTCACATCTTGCAAAGTTTGGCATTGCTTGTTTTTTATCCCAAATCAAAAAATACTCGCTTGGCGGCATTATAAAATTATTTGCTCCAAATACAATTTGATTTTTAGAAACTCTAAATAATTCTTTCCAATATTTATCACTTGGCTTATTATCATTAACAGTTTGCATTCTTTGAAATCTTTTTGCGTGAACCGATTTAGTGAGCAAATCTTTTTCACTTACTTTTTTAAATCTTTCAATCCCATACGGTGGGTCTACAATTGCCAAATCAAAATATTTATCAGGATAACGAGCCATTAACTCCATATTATCTTCGTTCGTTATTTCTATTTTATCTGTTAGTTTCATCTTGAATCTGTTTTAACATATTATACACTGTTTTCCGTGATACACCCAACACCTCGCTGGCTGTTGTTTTATTCAGCTCCGGATTGGCTTTGAACATTGCCTTAAGCATGGCATACTTATCATTGCCTGCTGTCTTACCTGCCTGCATCAATTCGTTTTTCTCCTTTACATCCTGCTTCACTAGCTTGCTCATATTGATAAAGTATTCACTTAGCAGCTCAGCCCTCAAAATATTCTCTTTGCTCACATGCTCAATCTGAGAACCTTTCTCCAATATGGACCATAACGTGTTTAGCAGTAGCGCAAACCTGGGAATATAGCTCTTTTGTTTTGGCAGCATGCTCTTCATGTATTCATTTTCATCATCTGAATTCTGAATATCCGTGAGCTTATCATGGATGCGTATCCATTCTTGATTGGCATCATCTGTGAATGTAACATCCATAGTCAGTATATCACCCTTATCAGTCATCTTAAAATAGGCTGAATCAATCCTGTACTTGATTTGATGCAGTATACCTATCCACATTTCACTCATTACCTTATCCATGCTGTTGGCATTGTAGTGATTGACTCGAAGTTCAGGATAGCTAATCAGTATCCTGTCCACAAATCCATTCTCCTTGTTCTCACCTGTTGTAAATTCATCAAATACAGACGGCTGTATACCGCCCAACACAGGTATCATTGGCTTATCCACAAATGCACTCTTTGATGTTTTCCTATTCAATGATATGCTGGTGCCGGACCAAGATGAGAGCCAAAATTCTAAATCAGAACCTTGCCTGTACTTGTTCATATCTTTGAACCACCCAGCGAGCTCATCCTTAAACACCCCAACACTATTTGGATTCTGCTCATGTAGGTCAATTAATGCCTCCAGCGTAATATCACCAACCAGGAATTGCTTGCTCACAGGTTTCTCTACATACTCAGCATACTCCTTTTGCTTTTTATCCATGGCCTCATACTCCCTGTACTTAGCATATTTCCGGGCATATTCCTTTTGCTCTCTGATATTCATCTCCCTCAATGGAAATATTATCTGATTTATGGATGGCGTTTTACCAATCCCTGGCTTACCCACTACTGCAATCCATAGTGATGCCACCTCATACCATCCCTGCTTGACCTGCATTCTTAAGCTATTACCAATAATCACAGACAGCACCCACAGAAATGAGCTGCCCATGTAGTCAATTGACAGGCCCAATGTATTGGCTGATTGCAGCATGTAGCTCTGTACCTTCTCAGGGAATATCTCAATGGGGAATTGCTGCCTGGTTATTTTCTCCTCCTTGGGCATAACAACCTTTGGCACATCTACTTTAGGCATGGCCCTGGATCCATAACCTTGCTCATACAGGTCCTTGCCTGCTGCTGTCATATCACCGTTATGGTATTTGTATGCGTATATGGCGAATGGGGAAAGCAATTGCTCTGCTGGATATATGGTACCTGTGCTGAACAGATACATGCATCCACTGTCCTGGTATACATATCCGGAATGTGGACTCTTTGCCCCATGCCTCCTGATGATATAGGCTGAATTGGTCCTCCTTGTAATGTCAAAATCACCTGATATCAAATCCAATGCTGAGTATTGGCTGTTGTAATCTGCCCATGGACTGATTCCCTCGGTTTGAAATGAGCCACTTTTGGGCTCCTCTGTGGGCATATCTCCTGTGTAGTGATACGTTCGGCTTATTTCCCATATTATCTCGCGCTCCTCAGGTGTGATGTACTGCATATCGTGATACCTTCGCTTGCTTAGGTAATTATCATACAGCACCACCATGCCACCAATGCCCCTGGTTTCAATTATGGCCTCGCTCTGCCCCTTCAATGTGGCTATTTTGGTATTGCCCGCCACATCAAAGCACCTGTACAGGATATGGAATCCAGCGTTCTTTGTTTTGACAATGGTCACCTTTGACATGAAATCCTCAATATTGTCCTCCAAGAATTGCAGGAATTCAGCCCACCATTCCTTTTGCTCCTTTAATCCCACAATTACCTTGAGATCCACATCAATGCATTCCACATCATTGTAGCCACATATCAACCCATACAATGGGCTCTCCAATGCCTCCACCTCATCCGGTGACCTGTGCTCTTTTTGGTATTTTTTCCAGGGACCTTTGGGCCGCTTGTCCTCCTCTACCGGAATGATGCTATAGCCCTCACTCGCCAACTTTCTTAAGTACGTTTTTTTCATTGCTTTTATCCACAAAATTAGTATTAATTCACATTTCCCTCAATTCATTGTGTAAATTTACACACTTTTTACACACCGTTACACACTCATTTACACACTCAAACTATCAGTGTTTGCTGGGCTTAAGAGCCAAAAGTGTGTAATTACACAGTGTGTAACGCCAAAAAACAGTTTTTTCAAAAATGAATTGATTTTTTTCTACTGCATTTAGGTGTGTGTAGTGTGTAATTACACACTCGTTACACACTCCAAAACCTCTTTAAATTGGCAAATATCAACGTCCTCAATGCTGTCATATACATCACGCTCCATTGGGATGTTTACGTACATTATAGCTGTGCCATTCACATAGTCAATCTTGCGTAATCCAAATACGCTCTTTCCATCAAGCATGGCCATGTAATCAGCCCTAATGTGCTTGATATATTCAAAGTATATGGTATCATTCATGTGCTCAAACATCCTGGCCATCTTAATTCCATAGATTACTGTTGCATGGTCCTTACCAAATAGCCTACCAACCTGCTCCAATGTTAACCACTTGCGTAATTCTTTGTACATGTAAAAGCGCTGGTATACCAATTCCCGGTTTCGCTTAGATGTTTTCAGCCCATACATTTCAATGAGCTTAACTAATTCATTCATTTTGTGTATCATATCTCCTCAATTTTAACAATTAAACCTGGCCACATTGGAAACTTTTCCCTGGCATGCTGGCTGTCATAAGCAAAGATGGCCATGTATCCCAGCTGCCACTCACTTGGGCCCTTAAATTTGTACGTTACTCTCCACTGCTTCATCCTCTGTTGGCAAAATAATGAACAATAAAACCAATGGCAGGGATGATAATAAACACTGGCCATCCAAACCATACTAGCATTCCCCACCAAATCAATGCACAGGCCACAGCCAATGCTATCCAAATAATTACATAATGTTTCATTCCAATTCTTTTAGGACCTCATCCATGGCCACCAATGTATGGCACAATTTCCTGGTCAATTCTGATATTATTATTTTGTCTACATGCAGATGGTCTCTGTGCTCTTTAGCCAATTCATCCACCCAATCGCATACCTCAATGAAATGCTCCTCAAAGCTTGCCATATTGCTCAATTTTAATTTGACATATTCGCATGTAATGGTCTAGGTTAAACGACCCCCCCCTGTCAAAGCTCACAGATTGGTCTCTCCACCACTTTACACGCATTACCAATGGAATGGCCATGTGTCGTGGCTCAATTCTCTTCTTCTTGTTCTTCCCAATAGTACCCATTTCCTAAACAATTTTCACATTCAACATCTCTAACACATCCACCACAACATGTGGATGCTGGCCTGCTGCAGGCTCCAATAATTTCAACCCAGCCTTTGCCTCTGCAATCCTCACATTTTACCTCTATCGCATACATAGCTCCTCAATGTTTTTCATTATTAAACCATAGGACCTGATGGTCACCTTGATATTGGATTCAGCGGATGCAATCTCCTGCTCAATCCGTTTCCTGTCCTCCACAGTGATGGCACGCTCATAATATTGCTGCAAATTTTCCAGCGTATCATGGTGCCTCATCACCAGCTGCCACATATCAGATGCTGCTGCCTGTAACTTTTGAATCAATTGGACCGTCTTCATAGGTAGGTCTCAATTAATCCGACTAAAATGCTCATCACTATTCCTGTCAATAGTGCCTTAATTAATAGTTTTGTGTGTTCTGACATCTCAATTGATTTTAAAGTAGTTATCTGTTTTCAAGTAATTTTGCCAATCCGCGAATGTAAAATTATCCGCATCATCATATTCGGGCATAGTCATCTCTAATGTTTGATATTCCGTGCCATCCTCCATAATAATAATAAAAGACCTTTGGCTTGGCAAAGGGATAATCAATTCAATTTTGTTAGTTTTCATACTGCTGTTTTTTAAATTAGACATGCACAATGATAATGAATATTTACATAACTGCAAAATTTTATTCTTTTTTTTCCACAAAATTAGACATTATTTAGACATTATTTAGACAAAAAAACCGGGCCACATGGACCCGGTAAGCAGTAAGAAAAAAAACTAATTGAGGAAATTAGCGCTTTTTGAACAGCAATTTAAACAGCTTGCCCAATATCCAGGATGCATCATTGACAGTCACATTCAGACCGCTCTCTGACCGCTGCAATAACACATCCAATTTTTCTGAATCAATCTCTATAGTGGTTTTGCCATCCTTTCGGGTCACATTTACATCCACCTTTTTTCCATCAATGTGGAATTCAATATCCTTTTTTGGTTTACTCATGGCTCAAATTCTTTTAGTAGGCAATAGCTAACAACACGCTGATGGCTCTTGAACCATCCCATTAGCTGCCTGTATTTTTCCGGATTGTTTGGTACCTGGCATCCAGCACTCCAGGCATTAATATCATTCTTTATCGTTTGTGTATTGATATCATGGGAATTCAGATGGAAATTGATACCATACCATCCAGGTATTCCTGGACCAATCTCCTCTGATTTATTATCCTTATCACCATCCCTATGAACAAGCACAGGTGCACCTCGCTGCAATAGACCGGCTATCTTGTTCCTGTGCATGCCATAGTGCCATACATCATAGTACCACCTGTTGCTGTCAAGGATTGCAGCTCCATGCTTATTGAATGATTCGTAATGTTTTAATATGGTCACCCCTGGATTGGTGGTACCTGACATTACCATGACAAACTTGTCCTTGTCAAACACATAGAATTTATCATCAAACTTGTTAGGGATATCCTCATTGGAACGCACGCCAAGGATCCACCTTCCCTCAGGCAAGCCCTTAAATGTATTCAATTGTGCTACCCTATCCAGGAGCTGCTTATCAGTGTACGGCCGTACCATTCGTATCTGCTTTAATTACCTTGTAAATATAGCGATATTTTGGCTTGATATGCTCAAGGCTGTCAACCTTTTGATTAATGCTATCCACAGCATGTTGATTCTGTGCCTTGAGATTCTCAAGATACCGCTCAGCTTGAATGGTTACCTGGTCTTTTGGTGCATCTGCCTGTTGCTGTTTTGGCACAGGTGCGAATATCAATGCTATGGCTCCAACAATTGACGTGATAATTAGTGCCTTATTTTCCATTTAAGCGCGTATTAAGTTGTTCCTGGAATACTATTTCCTGTAGTAGCTGTTTATCACGTACACGCTCCTGGTCACATTCATTAACCTGCTTTTTTAAGGATGTGATTTCACTATCCTTGGATGTAATCAATACCCTGCCTAAGTATATCAATCCAATAAGCAACACAAAAAAAAGATAGGTGAATGGTGACCTAATGAATGTTTGAAAAGACAGCCTAAAAATTTGCTCCTGTGCCATGTACGTACTTATACGTATTTATGCAAATCTGTTTTAATTTATCAGATTCTGACCAAACAAATTAATATCAGTATAGCTCACCCCATCAATAGTACATGTAAGGTCAAATAGGATGATGCCATGGTTAGTATATACCCATAGCTGGGTGCTGGTTAGTACCTTGTACTTAGCTCCATCAACCTCATTGAAAAAATAGGTGATTTCGTTGAATAGAAAACCTCCGGATATTTTGGTGATGTTATACATATTTCTTTAAAAAAGCATATTGTACCACAGCTGTGGTGGTTGATGATGATGGCTGTACTGCAAAAATTAGGTAATTAGTCACTGCCTCATTAAATGTAACACTACCATTGGCACCTGTGGATGTGAAATCTGTAGCCACTGTGGTACCTGTATTCACACAAATCAAGGTATTAATTGTCGGATTAATGAACAATGACCTTCGAGCCTGTGTAAACCAATTGCTTGTTGTCATGGAATTGAATACACCTAGCAATGTAGCTCCTGTCAATGTATCAGATGTATTGAGATATACTTGAAATGCTATACTACCGGATAGTGTAGCCACTCTTATGGCCCTTGCCTCTAATTCCAACACAGTAATTGCACTAATGGTATTGGCAGGTATTGTGATTGTAGCGCTTTTAGTCATGGCAGTGACCCCTGTAACATTGGTACCTGTCACAATTCCCAAGGATGGATTGCCATTGATAGCTATATCACCGCTGCCCAGCAGGGATGTGCTGTTGATTGTTTTGATATTGGTGCCTGATACCAAGCTATCCTGCTTGCCATTCCAGGTAGACTTCTCTGTATCAGTTACAAACCTATGTGTGCTGTCCTCAGTTACCTTTGTAGCTGCCACATCAGTTACCTTTGCATCTATCACAGCTCCATTGTCAATGGTCCATGTGGCACCGGAACCGCTCACAGTGATGTCACCCTTGTCACCATCAGGCACACCACTGCCTGATACCACTAAATTACCTGACCCCAATACAGATGACCCATTAATGGTCTTAATATTGGACCCTGATACCAGGGAATCTTGTTTGCCTAGTATTTGACTCTTTAGGTAATCAAAGATGTTAAACATTAATATATCTTATTGAGGATAAATATATCACTATATATGCTATTCAATGCACTATTGCTGCTGAATTGAGCTGTAATATCCAATGTATTCTGTATTGTTGTATCAAAGGTGGTGCTATCCACAGTATTCCAGGCAAAGCCCTCCTGCGTTCCACCTGCTGCCTTCAACACATGCAGCTGTGCAACGGTGACAATAGATGCCACTCCTGCTGCTCCAATGGACCTCACAGTAAAATGTGCAGTAAGGTACCACACCTGATTGGTGATTCCAGGCATTGTCAATGTGCCCGAATCTGCCAACACAACAGAGCCACTTTTTAGCCTTATTCTGATAGTATCATTGTTTTTGGCGCTCATCATTCCACCCATTTGTACCTGGAACGAATCACCAACAGCAAAGCCATTGGCCGGAACGCTCAAGGAACCTTCTCCTCCATCAATCAATGTACCCTCTGCTGTGGTGGATGTCAATGTTGGGCTGTTTGCTGTCTGTGAATATAGGCCCTTGTTCGCTGTGCTTGTTATGTTTATGGTAGTTACTGCCATTATAATGTAATGTTTATGGTATTATTCTCTGTTGTGGACATGCTGAATGTATCCTCCAGCACTCCATTTACGTATAGCTGGTATGTTGTGTACATGTCACCGCATGCCTCAGGTGCCGCAGGTCCATTCTCAAAATCATAATTATCATATGGAATATCACACCAATTCAATTCATTATACACATCAAAATTAACTGACATGGTCCAGCCTGCCACCATATCCTGACCCTCATTAATGAATGGCTCAATGGTAATATCATCAGTGATGTCAACGAATTCTGTCCACCTATACTGTCTGAATGTGGTATTCAAATCATTCACTATGCTCAAGCAGTCAGAATGCACCTCATTAATCTGCCTATACTCTGAATGATTGTATTTATCGCAGATAGTAATTGTTGCACTCATCTGCACGCTTGTTTCGTTGACATTACCAGGTGCCAATGTGACCACCATCAATGGATATTGAGCAGCATCTCGGCTGATGGCATCAAGGAAATCACCTTGAAAGAATTCATTTATTTGCCGGTGTGCGCTTGCTATCTCGCTGAGCTCGCGCATTACCTGGTTTAATGTCCTTAGCATTTAGGTATTGCTTTAATTTATCAATCTGTTTCTGTGATATCTTGAATTTCATACTATCCAGCCCGTTGGTTTGTAGCCTGTTCTGTCCTTTCTCACGGCCTCATGTTCACATGGGCTCTGTACATACTCCGGAAACATCACACCACCATCATCCTTAAGGTATCCAATCAATCTCTCCTTGTAAAAATATGCATCCTTTCTAAGCTGGTCACGCATCACCTTGCTTTGGCTGTCATCATTGGCTGTCATTGTCTCATCCGACTGCCGGCCCACGCTTTTATTAGTAAGCTTTTCATTGAGCAATGTGGCACTCCTGTAATCAACGAACGCCACTAGGCATGGAATTACATAGTCATTCATCAATGTCACATAATTCGGATTGCTCCAATCATTATTTTGCACCCTAAGCAGCAGGGCCTTGTACAAAGGTGTGCCTGTTGCTGGCTGTATGTGCATATCCTGGGACCGCTTGATAATGACAGTTAGCAGTTTTGTGTCAGTATTGGGATGTATCAACCCCAGCTTGCGGATGTTTTCCGCTGAAATTAGGTAGTTCATTGTTTACGTTTTACGAGATTCTGCATCCATATATGCCTGCACCATGGTGTAGTTTTACCTGTGTCCGGATTGGTATAGTATCCACCTCTGTATCTCCAAACATCTCTGCCCTCCTGTGAGCTGATCATTGAGAGCTCATCCCTAGAATATAGCCTATCCAATCTGAGTAATGCCAGGCAGAAATTCCTTGATTTCGTTTTCACAGGTGGTACATCCTTTCGCGTTTCATAGCTGTAGCGTATCTCATACTGTGGCTGTTCTGCTCCTGGTATCTGATTCACCACCTGCCCACCTGTTGGTGTTACTGTCCCACCTGTACGCACACCCTCAGCATCAATAGATGGCTTTTCATACAGGCCAAGAATCACCAATTTCTCAATCACCTGGACAATCACCTGCAATGGCTCTCCTGTTGCCTTGGCAATTGAGCCTGCCTCCTCATCATCCTCCTGTAACAAGGTCAACACAGATTTCTCAAGGTCAGTAAGCTGTACCATTATCTGACCAATCTCCTCAAAAATCTGCTGTTCTCTGCTGAATACCTCCTCTGCAGGTGTATCCCATTCAACAGGCACGCTCTTGATTATCTCAAATTGCTCCTTTAGCTCGCCATGTTTTTCAAATAGCTCAATGCTTTGGTCTGAAAAAAGCTGTTTGTGGTTACAAAACCCCATGCCTGCGCTGTCCAATCCCACTATCTCGCGAGCTTGTGCCTCTGCAATGGTAGGGAATGAAGCCAATAATACCTGCAGCGCTGCCTCAGGTGTTAATACTCCCTCCTTGATGGCTGCCACCACATCAATTATTGATGCAATCTGTGCACCATTTAACGCTGTCTTGGCAACATCAATCTCTCCAGCTGCCAATGGGTCCGCTGCCACATCAGCTGCAGGTGCTGCTGCATCAACTTGTGGTACAGTTCCTATAGGTGTAACATCAACCAGCTTGAGTATAGCAGATGAACCACTCAATTGAGCCATGTAGTTTATCATCCATTCTATCTGCTTTTGCCTTGAGCTCACATAGGTCACCTTGAATATCTCAAACAAATCAGCAGATTCCGCTGCATTGAATGAGCCCTGCTGAATGATACCAAACAAAGTAGGTGCTGTGATGCTATGAGCTACCAATATGTTCTGCTGCACAGCTTTCTCTGTCATCTCATAGCGCTTATCTAGGTCATTGCCCGACAGCTGCATCACGGATGGTGCATCATCCTTTGTTTGGCTGAATGTAATTATGATTTCACCAGCTGATTCAATGGATTGCACAGGTCCTTTAATCTGCTCCTTAATTTTGCGCTCCTCCTCAGCTGTCTCCGGAAAACCTCCCGGCAGATTTATTAGGGTGCCAGCTTTGAATCCATTGCTGATTTCATACATATGCCAGCGTGATATGTCACAATCTGTTTGGATGGCTGTGATTCCACCCACATATGGTGGTTTTGGATAGATTCCCTTTTCACCCTTGGCCTGCTTGCTTGGCTCCTTGTAATATATAAAGAATGCACCATGTGGATTGTTCTCATCCAAGGCTGGATATGTGCGGAAATTTGTGTCCTCAGGTGTTTGTCTCCTGGCATTCCAATCATCTGATACATACAGTGTGCGCTCATCCTCAGACAGCCTGCATGCATCAATGTTCAGATGTTCCCATGCCACAACCCTAGTACCTTCTCTGTTCCAGGTACCTTTAACACACATGGCACCAAATAGCTCAAAATCAAAGGTCATCCTTTGAGCTATCTCATTCATATCGAAATCCCTAAATTCATTATTAAGGAATGGCTGTGCATCTCCACTCACTACCTCAAGACCACCGCCTGCAATATAGTAGCTCTTGTTTTTCAAGATACCCTGGTGCCAGGCTGATCCATGCAGGAGATCTATGATAAAGAATGGGTAATCATTTTTCTTTCCCCATTTTACGAACCCTTGGCCCTTATCAAGCTCCTCCACCGGCACAGTGAATGACTTACTAAACTGCACATTTAAAACCTTACTCATAGACAAAATTTGTCACGTTATAATCATAATAATTAGATGGGCTATCCATCTCATAAACATGGGCACGGCCCTCCTCCACCATTCCATCAGACAGAGCAGGGTCCAAATTGGATGAGCTTGCCTGTTGGTATATCTTGTATGTGTAAAAACCAGCATAGGGAAACGTAACATCAACCCCATCCACTAGCGTAAACTCATCATATCTTGGAATGCCTGTGCTGATGTTGGTCAGAATGCAATACAAGGCTTCCTGTGTTTGTTCCTCAATGAATTCAAAGAGATAGTACGGGGCTGGAATCGTTGTCAATTCCGATACCGTTACTATCAACGTACTCTGATTGTTTTTTTCTATCCTTAACATCCTTTACTTTTTTAACAATTGCAGGCTCTGTTTTCTCAAAAATATCTAAGATACCCATTTGCCAATACAGCTCCTCATTGCCCTCCTTAATTATGTACCACTTGTTTAAAAAGCCACCTCTGACCTTTAATCCGATACATTCTTTTTTGATTTTCAATTTTTTCATGGCTCTAATTTACAAAAAAGGGAGGGACATTGCCCTCCCCTCGGTAGAATTTATGAGATATATTAGATTGCAGGTGACTGCTGTGATAACAATGTGGTGATAACACCATCAGCTACATCGGGAACCTCGTCATTCTCCATACCATTGAGAACAATTACATGTCCTTGACGGTCTGATTTCAACACTCCGGATGTATATTCATTAGCATCTGCCACCTGTAGGCCTTCATTCAACCCCAATGCAACCCATGTACCATTTGCTTTCTCTACCAAACAGCATACTTCATTCTGAGCAAGCATATGAATCTCTGACCTTAGCTCCTTAGTATCGGATGCTAGTATCATAGAAAGCGATTGCTCATACCAAAGTGTACCGTTTTCCTTGTTCACTTTGATTGGTGCTGTGTAGCTAGATAGGTTACTCTTTAACTTGTAAAGAAATACCTCACCGGTTACAGTTAGGGATGTGATCTCATTCGCTGCGATAGTCACAGGTGTTTGGATATTCCCCACAGGGAATAATAACACACTGAGAATACCACCTTTTCCATTGGTACATGTTCTATCATTGTACCCCGTTGTCATGCTGCAGGACATATCTATCTATTTTTTAAATTATTAATAATTAGTTAGGTGAGCCTGTACCATTCCATACTCCAATCTCATCCAAGAAAGGAACCTGTACACCAGCGCGGAATTTAGAACGGATGTAAATCACATCATCATCGAATGAATACCATAGGTCATATGATTCAAAATCAGATGATAGGTCAGTTCCAAAGAAGAAATGTGCAGAACGTCCTGTATAGATGTTATCCAATCCATTCAATCCGTTAACCTTAACCACTCTCATGTTAGTCCCAGGAACTAAACACTCATTCATGTTGGCAATAGTCTCAGGGCTGTAGTGATAGAAATTTTGGTCAACCAATGACTTTAATAAGTAGTTGAAGTTTTCACGGCCTGTGAAACATACCAAATCAGCTTGCTCAG